GTGCCAATATCAGGTAATTGGTATTGGCCACGACCTGAACGATATTCAGATTTGGTTACAAACCAAAATGGAAAGGACATATCTTCTTCACGTGCAACATGCTGAATGTTATCACGGCTCAATACTGAACCTACACCATACAAACGCTCTGCTGCTTTAACGAAAGCAACTTGATTTTTATTTAAACTCATAATATATCCTTAATTAGTATCAATCATCACACGGTCAAACTGTATCACACCATCTTCTTTGCCTGTTGCAAAATCAACTGGGAAATTCATAACAGCACCAAAACTTTTTATATCATCAAAGGTATCACCTCTGCGGATATCTTCTAATCTAATACAACCAATACCACCAGAATCAACTGAATGGTCAGTCCACATATTTGATTCATATCGACCATCACCATATTTGGTATTGTATGTTACGAATCGGCGGCCATCTTTCAATGTGAATTCACCTTCATTACATCCATGGTCACTTCTGCCTTCAAATAGTAAACCACACACTTCGTCCCATTCTTCATCGGTCATTACATAACATAAGTCACCGACATAGTATTTGCCTGCTGGCATCATAACAAAATTCCTTTCATTTGTATGTCAATTATAACATAACCTAGAGTGGTTGGCAAGTATCACTTTAGTTCTCAATTCCAAAATGTGTTTTGATGATTTTAATTTTACCATCCAACAGTTCCAATCCATCCACACCACCGAGATAACTTGGTGCCCATGCCTCATGGTGTTGCGTAGGTTTTACAACCTCAATACATTCCTTGATAACCAACTCGGTGAATTTCTCCACATTAAATTTACCGTTAATCATAAATTGTTTGTTGTCGTACACTTGGTGCCACGCACCACATTGTAGAGCCAATTCTTTAATTCGTTTGTTCATATCTTGGGTCCTGTAAATATGTAAGTGCTGAATCCACCAGTACCCAGCACACATGCTATTTTCTCATCAAACTGAATCAATGTCCATGTTTTGGTGTCATCATTCACAAACAGACTATACTTTGACATTGGGGCATCAGATTCTATACCCATCCATATGGGTTTTTCTTTGTAATCACTACCACTTAGTCCTTTTAGCATTATCTCTGTGCTAATACATCCTATAGTTTTTTGCAGGTTAACAGTTTGTGCGGCCACAAATCCAAATATGAGTGCAAGTATGATTAATATGTATTTCATTCCGCATAAACCAGACTTCTGGCTTCCAATTTAGTTACAGGACATATAAAGTACATAATATCACGACCTTGTATGTCCTCTTCGACATTACAAAATTCAATATCTTCCGTACTATGCTCTTCAGAACACTCAGTACAAATCACAATGAAACCTCTATTCATATCCGAAATGCTTTAATAACAATTGGTTAATATCAACAAAATCTCCACATCCATTATCTATTGCAACATCAACACATTCCCTCACAATCAACTCAGCGAACCGTTCCATAAACTTTGTCTGCTCTTCCCAAGAATCACTTTGAGTTGTTTTAGCAGCCTCTTCCCAAAGTTGTTTAATTTGTTCGTTCATTTCTCTTTCTCATTGCGTATAATGCTGCCGTCTTTGTGCAACTTCAAGTTGAGATTGTAATGTTTATTAGCGTGGTTGATTTTATTCATACGACCTGCTTTGAAACCTTTATGAAAGTGTTTTTTATACATACCGCCGTGTTGGTCGTGCCAGTGGTTAATTGCTGCTGCTCGTTCCCTCGTGGCACCGTCAGCAAGGCTTACTCCCTTGATATGACCATCTTCATGCGCCATCTTGGCAATTTCTGGACTGAATTCTTCATCTAATGAAGACTCCTCCACACCTTCCGATTTGATATAGTTTATAAATGTTTTCATAGCGTTCTCCTTTGTTTATATGTTGTGTTAACACTTCTATATTTATTCCTCAACTCCAAAATGTTTTTTGATAATCTTACGATACTTGGTTTGAAATAACATTTCCTCTGGTGTATACTGATTACCTAATTGCATGCGCAGGCATTCATGCATACACTCCAACACAATCAACTCGGCGAACTTTTCGTGGTCAAAATTCATATAAGCAGTATGATTACTGCCTCTATCATCGAAGCCAGCCTGTTCAGCAAGTTCTCGAATTTGCTCATTCATTTTTTAACTCCATACATCATCATCATTGCATCCAATACACAATCGTCAATTGGATTGTGTTTAGTGATATGATTTCTTGAATCGAAACCTGGATAATCTACATCAACATAACCATTGGTTGTATTGTATAGAAAATCCACAGCAGTTCTTACATCACGCCATCTGGCATATGGCCAAATTGGTTCTAATTCTAATTGTTCTTCAATGTCATCCATTACCAATTGGTCAAGATTACCTCGAGCCCATACCCAACACTTGGTATCATTTTTTGATGCAGCCCACTTACGCATAGATTCGTAACCATCAACAAAGGAACAATCTACCTTACTTGGTAAGAATGATGCAACTCGAACATTGCGGCATTGTTTATTCCACCAATCCATAGTTGATTGGTTCATCTCACGACCATATTCTTTTACCTGTTCAATCACACTAAACTTGGCAAAGAAAACATCTTCACGCAGTTCTTGTGGTGATGGTTTGGTATCAGGATCAAAATGAATAGCAGCCATCGATAGAATCACCGAATTGGATCTCTTACCTAGTGTTTCAACATCAAATATAAACATTATACAACCACATCTATATGTTTACCCAAATGTTTGGAGTATTGATACAATCCATATTCCACATTTCTTTTAACATTTAGGTATCTGTTTACCTCATCAATATCTTTTTTATAATCAAAATCATTTAGATGAGCACGATTGGTTTCAAAGTCTTGCTTCTTAACCTTGTAGAATTCATTTAACTTTTCTTGATGTAATCTGTGCAAATGTTCAGCCTTAACTTTTCTAAGGTTATTCATAGCCGATGTATCAATCGGTGGTATCTGATTGGTGTTTGGTATTTTTATGTTCATAAACCAAATCTATTTTTAATTGCTTTAGATATCGCCATTGCATCACGGCTTGTACCGTCAGGCTCGGCATATAGTTCGGCAATAGTAACACACATACTTGCCACCTCATTGGTATAAACTTCCAATGATTCTTTGGTGAATGTATAATTTACCTTACCTTGGCCACCATCAACATACAATGCCAATGCGGATGCCAACCGTTTTAAATTACTATTCATATATCAAATGATTCAATAACAACAATAACAATACCACACATACAATCCAGTGTATGATGGTTTTTCTTTTTTCTTCTTTGGCAAATATTTTACTCAACATAATTATCTAACTCCGGATAATATAAGATAATTCATCATTGGAGCTACACCGATATTATAAATGAATACCACAATATTGGCAAGCACTTTTTTAGGTATAAAAGAACTTTACCACATGAGGTGTGCAGTAATCAGGTCCTGTACCTGAATCTAACCTGTAGGACTTGGCATTTTTAATTGCCTGCCAAATATCATCATCTAATTCATCACCAAAGAAATCAGATTGTGATTCTTTTAGAACCTTAAACAAATCTTCTTCATCTTTGGCAACAACAGCCCACATACCACCATATTCGGACATTGGGAAATCTACCCAATACGAACCAATGTAAATCTTCATATCATTCCAATTAAAAATGCTACACCAAAACCAATCACACCTGCCAACAATACAATTCCAATATATGTAAATGGGTCATCAATCAATTTTTCAAATTTTTCAAAATCTATCATAACTTCCTACATTCAAAAACACCAGGAAATGCCTTGCCTTGTGTAGACAGTTTATCCATATATTCTTGCAACACCACTTTGGATTTCATACAATCTTCTAATGCTTGAAACCTTGCAATGTGTTCAACATTAAAACCAGGAATTCCTGTTTTGTTTATAACCATCATTGTAAATATTAACTCAAACATATTTTACCTCAATCAACCACAAATTGTATACTCAGCAAGATTAGACCAATTGCTACCTGCGCTCTTACGGATTTTAGTTACCTGAATCAAGGTACGGAGTGATAACTCTTTAACCTTGTCTTGTAACTTGTCAATCAATGACATAGCATCATTCTTTGTTACCTTGTCAAACTCTGGCATAAACTCACCTGAATTTAACAGGTGATGCATACGTTCAATCTTTTGTTTACGAGTCATGGACAAATCAACTGCCATTGACCGTGTGATAATCGCTTGGTCAATTTGTGTAGATGCCAGATTGGAGATAAACACAATACGACCTTTGAATTCAAAGGTTGTTGGCAAATCTTCATCTTTGATATCTGCTCTCCATGATATGATACGGCGTGAATATGAATCAAGCGCACCTTTGAGTAGGTTCAACGATACAGGATCTTTCAATACGGAATCGCAGTCATCAAATACAATCACACCATCACGGTTTTCATACAAGGTACGATACAAACCTTTTGGTGTAGAGTAACCTTTGATAACACGGAATGCTTTATTGGTTTTGATAACTGCACCAACTGCAAAATCTTCCAATGTGGAAACATCTTTGAAACCATTTGCTGTGAGTGTTTGGTTAACAGTAAAGGACTTGCCGAGACCGCCAGGTCCCGTGACAACCACGGATGCTTGTGCACCGTTTGCCAACATTGTCACCATATCAGATACGAAACCGAATCGTTCATTGATACTGAACCGTGATTCCTGAGCGACCACCGCATCGGAGGTCGATCCTTCTGCCTTACGAACCACATAGTCCATATGCTCTTTTTTAGAGCGTTTAACAGTCTTTCCGTTGATAACGGCAACATATTTACCACCAACAAATTTCACTTCAATCATCAATCACTCCTTATCAATCAATAGAGGCAATTATACAAGGTTTTGGCACAAATGGCAACCTAATACTATAGTTCTCAGTTTCTCCGGTCAAGTATTATTGTCATCCGTATCCACGGGTTTTGGTTTTTGTCTCTTACGCCATAAACTCATAATCAATCCTTATCAACAGGCAAACAAACATAACGAACACCTTTTCCATTCTTTTTGGTCAATCGTGCTTGT